CTACATTCTGCTCTTGGTGGATACGGATAAAGTCAAGGACTGACTCTCTCTGGTATCTAACGCCAGCTTTGAATCCCTCTGTGTAAAGTGTCTGCATGATTACCTCGATGAGATGTTGTATTCAGGGTCAACATAGATTTCAATGTTGTCCACGATCTCGATAACCCTAGCGATTGCTTTGGTTGGTACTGGGTAGGCAGCTTTCATAAGGCTAAGAATTTCGTTCTTCATTAGCATCCTGCCCATGTAGATTCCGTCTGACTTCGCAACACCGAAGTTGTACTGGTGAGGCTGTAAGTCTGTTACTGCAAACTCAATTTCTTGAGGATTATAGTTAGGCATTTTCTCTCATTTCTTTGTAGGTTGTTTTGATGTGTTCTACTAGCTCAATTCGAGCCTTGGCTTCGTTACGGCTGACCGAATCATTACCTGGTATTCCGGCTTGTAGTGTGAACTGATTTTCAGTCCAACGCTGAGCCTCGGCAATAATCCTTTCAGCTAGTTGTTCCTCGTTCATTTGTTATCCCTGTTCTCTGCGTATAGCGATTGCATTGTTACCAAGAAGGCAACCAGCACACCGACAATACCGACAGTCAAACCGAGTGTTGCGTCTATCAGTTGCACAATAAAGCTGGACAACATGATGACCGAAAGTGAAACAATGTACACAATCATTCGGGCCATTATGAACCCCTTTCTGCAAGCTTTTGCTTACAGTTCAATAATAGGGTTTTTTAGCAGAATTTGGGAGATTTTTGCCTATTTCTGGCAATGTTACAAAATCGTTACAAAAGGCTTTTTACGCTGATAGTCGCGCCTGGTTCAATACCCTCCGCATAGAGCTTCCTAGCTGAGATACGCACTATGCGGCTATCATCGGTGACAACGCCTGAGTCGGTCAAAGAATCACCTACTGCGCGAATTAGCTTGTCTAGGTCTGGTGACACGCTTGGAAGCGGTCTAGTGACTGATTTAGGTTTTGGCATGTAGAAGTTGACTACAAGTTCACAGGGGTCATCTATTGGAGTCCAGTCACTCGGTAGGGCTTCTGTTGCTGCTAATGCGATTGCCTTACGCCAAGACTTGTGTTTAGAGCTGTTGACTTGAACGATTCTGCCCTGCATGATGGCGTGTGATCCTTGGCTGGCTGGGTCACCGGTAACGCTAAAGCTTACCTCTGCCATGTAGTTCCCATGCTCCAATTATGGCAGCAAGGGTGTAAAGAATACCGAAGGTTAGCCCCAAACCACCTAGAACGCTAGTAGTTTGCGTAGATAGGTTTATTAGTATGCCGGCGGTGATGGCCGGGACTAACCAACGGAGATTACTCAAAAGGGAAGTGACTCCCTGTGTGTTGGCTCAAAGATTTCCTTGATTGCCGATAGTGGCTCTGCTGGAACTACCTTTGGGTTGTTGATGCTGACCTTGATTGACTGCTTGGCTTCGCCCTCTTTGTTAGTCCAGTTGTCTATCTCTGATGAGTAGAGTCCCTCGACCTGAAGGGTGTCACCGACCTCGAAGGTGGTTGGCTGTGCAAGCCAGACTGTGTAACGCTTGTTGATTGTTTCGCCAGCCTTGCTTTGGAATGATTCTGTTAGCTCGATGCCTTTGCCCTCGTAAAATACTCGGCTAATTGCACCCTTTACTTTGATTATTGCCATCTCTTGTTTCCTTATCTCTTGTTGTTTTACTCTAGTGGTCACCTATGACATGGTTGGGGTTGGTGCAGTCAAGGTGTCCACAAGACCTAGTGCCTGGCAAGACTGGCTTGCCGTCAAATAGTGGGATGGTAAGCGTGAGCTTGTCAAACTCTCCCTGCCAAGGGATACACTTCTCGGATCCATACTTGATGACGAGAGCTTGGTGCATCCGACAGGATTGGCACTTGAGGTCTTTACGCTTACGCTTTTGGGTGTTGACCTTCCAAGTAGAGCCACACCGACAGCACAAAGCAACATTGTCATCCACGCCATAATCTTAGCCGACCACTCTGGAAAGATGACCCTCAAACCTCAGAGCGACTTCACCGAGTCCACCATGTCGGTTCTTAGCTACCTTCATTATCATTTGGCTCTTTTGCCACTCGAACTGATCCTCGTCAACCTGCCGTCTGTGAAGCAAGATAACAGCATCTGCATCCTGCTCGATACCACCTGAATCTCTTAGGTCAGCCATGTCAGGCTCAGAGTCCTTACGCTGCTCAGGGCCTCGGTTGAGCTGGGCTAATGCGATGACCGGCACATTCAAATCTCTAGCTAGGTTCTTGAGTCCGATTGAGATGTCGGTAATCATCTCGTAACGCTTGCGACCCTTCTCGGTGTCTTGAATCAAACCGAGATAGTCAACAACGATGGCTTGCAGTCCGTTGTTACCCTTGACGCTGTTTGCCAAGGCTCGTATCTGCATTAGGTTCTGACCTGACTTGTCATGGATAGCAAGCTGGTGAGTCTGAATGTCTTGCCTAACTTTGGCAATCCTGTCCCACTCCCACTCTTTGAGGTTTCCCTTTTCGATACTGCCGATGTAAACCTCAGCTTCCATGCTGATGATTCGGTTGTAGAGTTCGTTCTTACCCATCTCAAGGCTGTGAAAAGATACAGGGCCAGTCTTGGATAGTTCCCAAGCAATCTGTAAACCAACGATTGTCTTACCAACACCAGGTCTTGCACCGATGATGTATAAAGCACCTGGTCGGAATCCTGCGATGACCTCATTGAGTAGAGGCCAAGGGCTTTCAGGGTAATGCTTTGGCTTGTCTATCTCATCAAGGTAAGGGATTAGCTCATCGGCAACATAGCTTGGCTTGACTGCCGAGTTACGATCTATGAGGTTGTCAATTTCTTTTTTAGCTGTGTCAAAGACTGTGGCTAAGTCCTCATGCTGAGCCTTGCTGTGAATCATCGTTCCGGCGATGGATAACCTGCGTCTTGTAGCTTCCTCGATTACCTTGCTGGCGTAGAACTTCACAGAGGCAGCAGTTGGGGTAGCTGTGATGACATCGTGTAGGTAGCTTGCTAGTTTCGGCAGAGCTGCACCCACAGTCATAACATCTATTGGCTGGCGATTAGCCTTCATCTCCAGAATGGTTTTGTAAATTCGCTCATTCTGTATGTCATCAAAGTCGCTGGGTGCGAGTGTCAGTTCCTCAAGTGCCTTGCCGTTGGTCAGCAGTATTGAACCGATTACCGACTGCTCAAACTGTGTCATTTCACTCTCCCGATGAATAGCTTAGGTAATGGTTTTGCTTCAGCGACTTCAACACTCTCATAGAGTCCCTTGTTTAGCCAAGAGGCTGGGTATGGAATGTAGGTGATGTCGGGTAGCTTGCTTTCAGCGTATGCCTTAGTCACCTTCAATAACTCATCAGCGGTTTTTGTTTTTATTGCTTTGTTCCAGGCTTTTAGTGCATCTGCTTTGGCTATCTTTTTAGGGTAAATCTCCCAAAACTTATCAAAGCCAGTATCTGTATTCTCTTGTTTATTCTTAATAGGTTGTTGTTCTTTAGTAATAGTGTTCTTTGTGTCCTGTTTACCGCTAGCGGGTTTTACCGTATCGGGGTTTTGGAAGGGGTCAGCCGTAGTCCAAACATAATCGGCAAAGGTTCCATCCTCGTTGTGTTCTTGTTTCTCTGATCTCTTTAGGTAGCCGTAGAGTTCAAGCTCTTTGACTGCCGATTTTATTGTGTCCACTCCGGTCTTGTTGAACCGAGCTAGGCTGCTTATGCTCATGTTCCAACCAGGTCGGTGGGACATCAGTTGCGTAAGTAATCCTATCGCTTTCAATGACAGGTTTGAATCCCTTACCCAGTCGTTAGGTATCTGAGTGAAGTGATCGTCAAAGGTGTGGTGGCCTCTTATGAGTGGCATTAGGCAACGCTCGCTCTGTCGAGCATGACCATCATCACAGTTGGTGAGATTACTTTTGACTCGAACGCTTCCTTGACCAGCATTGCCCAGTCACCGGCATCGAGTCCGTAGGCTTTGTAGTCCATCTCAGCCATGAAGATGTTGTTTGCGTAGTAAGGCAGAATCTCTGCCAATGATTTATTTGTCCAGTTAAACACTAAATGTGCCTTCCTATTCGGGTTGGCACACTATACTTAGTAGCGATGCCAACAGTCTGATTGTTGGTTATCAACGCCCTCTAGGAGTTCACCTTCTAGGGGGCATCTTTTATTCTGTTATGTCTTTACAGTAGCACCTTAAAAGTATTCTGGGTCACTTTCCAGCAGGTCTTTTGTAAAGTCATCATTTAGTAGCCACCAGCCACCATGCCCAAAGATAGGCACTTCGAGTGGGTTCTCATGGTTCCTCAGCTTCCAGCCCAACTTGCGACCTAGCTCGGCAAACTCTGCGTTGGACTCTAGCCTTGAGTTGGCATCGGCACATAGGGGAACGATGTTGCTTGGCACATCTCTAGCCTTACTGCCACCCATGCCACGATTCTGGCGATGGTGTCCGATTAAGTCATCACCTGTCGAGCCACAATGCCAACAGCCCAAGTCACGCTCTAGGTATTTCTGGAATTGTTTTTTAGTCATCGAACGGATCATAAATCTTGGCTGGCATCTCTCCAGGTTGGAAGCCTAAAGCGATTGTGGTTTCCGATACGCCACCATTGACAGCTTCAACAATGTCGGAGTTGTCGGTGTTGTCGGTGTGACAGGTGTGATTACGCCGCCACTCTCGAACAAGCGTGGCTGGCTTAGGTTCGTCAGTCTTGAATTTTGCCCCACATGAGCAGGTTTCCGCTATCACTCGATAAGGCTACCAGCTAGGCGTGCCGCCATTGGAGTTCGACATTCTTGCTCATT